CAACACTTCGTCCTCTGTCATTGGCCTTGGTGCGTCGCCGTAGTGTTTAAATAACAAATCAATGTCTTCACTGGTCTGCCACGCTACCATAATGGCTGATTCTAGGTCTACTTTGGGGTTCATTTGTTCATCCTTTTCTTAGCTTTTTTAATATCTGCGTCAAAGTTAACGCTATACCAAGCACCGACAATCTTCATTGCTGGAAGTAATTCTTTCCAAGACGCAACATCATCTTCGTGCCATGCTGTTGGGTTCTTCATCATGTCTGCAATACCGACATAACTATTTGCCAAACACATTCTTGTAATATCATCGACAATATCGTCGTCAATTTCTATCATCATTTGCCGCACTCCTCTTCATGGTAATCACAATCATATAAACGTTTGGCAATTTCACGGTCAATGTACCAACGGGCTTTACGCAAATCTTCTACTGCGTTGTCATGTTTAAGATCACAACGCCAGATATATTTAAGCGCGTTACCTAAATTAAAACTCATGTGCTCAGTAATTTGAATACAATCAATACCAGAAGGGTGGCTCGTATAATGAGCTGGTTTATTTACTATATCTTGCATGCTTTCTCCTTAACTCTTCTTCTACGGCCATGACTTCTGCCTCGTTATCACAAACCCATAATGTTTTAATTGGCTCAAACATAGAAATATCAATGTCCTCTACACCACGTATGGTATCAAACAAAGATTGGCCTTTAACTTCATGTTCTACAATAAAAATACTCATAGTTTAAGTTCCTGTTTAATAAATTCAATCCCGGCGTTAAAGTGATAACGCCAAGTTTTTTCGGTCATTCTCATATCATTATAACTGAAACCTTGTAAGAAAGCATCTAAAACTTTACGTTGTTTTTCTGGCATTTTTGCTATTAGTCGTTTTATATCTGAGATGTCTTCAGCATCCCATGGTAGCCAACCTGATCCTTCTACAATACTAGAAGCTATGCCTTCCGTTTCGTCTTGTTCAATTGGATCTGGATCTTCATCCGATAAACGTGGTGCTACTGCTTGAATTTTTGTTGTCATAATTGAAGTGATTCTAGGATTGCCTCTTGTAAAGTTATTTTGCCTTCTAATACTGCTACTACTCTTTCATCCACGCTATTAGATACAATTAGGTGGTGTATGATAACCGGTTTTTCTTGCCCTTGGCGGTAGATCCGAGCATTTGCCTGGATATAGTTCTCAGATGACCAGGGGAGGTCGTACCACACTGTTTGTGCTGTATCACCAACGTTGCATTGTAAATTGAGCCCAATACCTCCTGATTGAGGGTGGGCCAAGAGCATACGAATCTCGCCACGACGCCACGCTTCAATGTTGTCATCGTCCAGCACCACAGCCTGCGGGAATGTAAGACGAAGTCTCTGGAGACTGTGTTTGAAGTGATAGAATACGAGCGTCGGGGAAGAAGATTCCTCCATGATCGACTCAAGATATTCCAGCTTACTGCGGTGTACTTCATGTGTATTACCTTGTTCGTCATACATCGCGCCTGATGTGAACTGCAAAAGTTTGTTCGCCAGTGCCGCTGCTGTTGGAGCTGTGATTTTTTCTTTCTTGATATCAACGACCATGTCTTTTCTAAGTGTGTCATATTTATTTCTTACTTGTGGGTCGAGTTCAATTTTGTGATGAAGGCTTGTAAGCGGAGGAAGTTGCAAATAATCCTCAGCTTTAAGCGAATAACAAATATCCGAAATCTTATCTTGAATAACTTTAGCGGCACCACTTTTTGGTTTCCATGAATACACCACGCGGGTGTGTCTGTTAAATTGATCTGGTTGTAAATACTTATCCCTGAACTTCGTCAGGCTTGTCTCCAGCCGTTGTCCTAAATCCAATATGCCCACCTGCGCCCATAGATCCGCCACCCCCTGTGGGGTTGGCGTACCAGTAAGGATAATACGACGATTGAAACCTTTTAGTTGCTTCTTCAATGCTTTGAATCGCTTGGTTGAGCTGTCTTTGAAACGACTGCTCTCGTCTATCACTAGGTTCTGAAATTGGTTTGGATGATTCTCGAATAACCATGCTACATTTTCCAAGTTAATAAGATAAATATCAGCATTTGCGTTAAGGCCAGATGTTCGGGTTTGGGGGTTTCCCATTATCTTTGATACTTTTAGGTGCTTCAGGTGTTCCCACTTCTTTACTTCTGCGTCCCAAACTGTCTCTGCCACTCTCTTGGGTGCTATGACCAACGTCTTGCCCTTGAATTGCTCCGCTATGATAGTCAGCGTGGTTGTAGTCTTGCCCAAACCTGGAGGGAGAAAGAATCCCATGTTGCTTATAGATTCGGCTTTTAAGATTAGTTCTTTTTGGTAAGGGTGGAGTTGCGTTTTCTTTAGCATATAAATGTGACCATAACCAATCTGCGATGTCGTAGTGATCTTGCATTGTACCATTATCTTTGAGTCTATTGGCCCGATGTGAAATAAATGCCACATTTCCTTCAATATACCCGAGCTGCGGTTCAATCCTATCTAGTTGCGGGCCGTTAGGTTTAAACTTACCCCACCCCAAACCCGAAGGCCCCCACTCGAAAGGTGTGTGAAATATAGGGCACTCATCGGTAGCAATAGATTTTAAATATTCTTGTGTTATAGAAAAGGGCACAGAGTCTCGTTTAGCCCGTGATTTAGCCGAATGCCAAAACGAATTTAAATGTAGTTCTTTAATTGTTTTTCTTACACGCGCCATTTATAAAGTCCTCTACGTCTTCTTTGCTTCGTAAAATGTGAACCGGAAATCCCTGCTCACCCAGCTCGTCGAATACGAGCACTTGTCTTGGACTCAGCACCCCTGTCGCTGTTTTTAGTTCTACGAGGTACACTTTTTGGTTTAGAAATACTATCCGATCCGGCACTCCCGTTATGCTGCTCTGCCATTTGTAAGAGCGCCCCGATGACTTCACTATCTGTTTGACTAGATGTTTTTCTATTTCCTTTTCTAGCACACTCACGTTTTTCATCCTCCGTCGCATAGATTGCGAATATTTGTTTAAAAATATGCTCCCCTAAATAGGAGCGTGATTCGTCGCCAATGTTTGTTTCACCTACGTACTCAAACACATGGGTTGTTGTGTGAGAAACTTCATGGTAGATAATACCCATGCGCTCTAACGAGTCTAGCTTTGCCATATCTTCATAATTAAACACAATACCTAACATGGCGAACTGTGTGCCCTCTTGTTGTATAAAGTGTGATTCAGCTAGCCCAATGTCCAATGCGGTATGTTTGGCTGTTATTTTGGAGTCTTTGACTGCTTCCTGAAAAGCAGCATCAGAAAAGCATACCTTAATCTTAATGCCAAAGTGCCCTGTATCAGCTATATAATACGGCTTATCTACCAAAGGGGATTGTGGCAAGGATTTGGATGTTGTCATTGTCAGCCTCTTGGTCGTAGTCAATACATTTTTCGGGATTAAATATCTTGTTCCAGTTTTTATCAAACTGTTCTTTGTCTGCTGGGGAAATTTGTTTATCTCCCTTACCACCATCACGCGTCGTCATTTTGGTTCTTTCTTAATACCAAGGCTTTCACGTAGTTCGTGTGAATGTAGTTTTTTACCGGGCTTTTTAACTTCTCCGGCGGCTTTTGCTATTTTAGCAGCTTTTTCACGATTTGCAAACTCTCCGTTGGATAATAAGAACCCACGCTTATCTTGGTGTTTTTTACGGCCAGCTTTCTTTTCAATTTCAGTATGGCTATACCCTTTAGAGTCGGATATTACTTTACCTGACTTTTCTTGTACTGCCGGCTCAACTACTTTGATTTTCTTTGTTGCCATTTTGGTTCCTTTGGTTAACATGCCATTTGCATAGTGATTTGTAGTACTTAATCTCTTCTTGGTACTTCTCATATCGCTCTTCGTATATGCGTTGCTGTTCTTGTTCGTCTTTACCCTGTGGCCTAAGTACAAGGCAGGCAGTAAAGCCGATGATGATGCCGATGACGTAGTCAATCATACATTCCTCCAATATGCGTCGTTAGGGTTGGCCAGCATGCTGGCAATAAGCTCGTCTGCGGTTTGGAACCACTGGATGCACTTGAGCCCGTCTGCTTGGTAGATGGTGAAGCTCATAGCTCTGCCCCTAGCTCTGTT